TATCACATTAGCTATTGCCGAGATGGGAGGCACTATAGTTAAATCCATAAAAGCCGCAAGAAGTCTTACTACCGTTATCGGGGGAGTAGGAGGAGCTGGAGGGGTTGGAAAAGCTATTGGTGGTGGTTTATTGGCGGCATTAGGAGGAATACCAGCAGTTGTTGCAGCAGCCGTAGCAGCGTTAGCCACTCTTGGTATCAGTATATATGCAGCCAAATCAAGGACAGCGACAACGACCTCAAATATACAAAAACAAGTCAATGACTTGATGCCCGGTTTTAAAAATGACGAAGATTTTAAAAAAAGTAAGAAGAAAGAAACATATTTTGAAACTGTAGGATACAATTTAGGAGTTTTAAATGGCTTTGGTGAAAATCATTATCTGCAATATGGAAGAGCTGTTAAAGACCAAGCTCAACTAAACGCAGCCCAAAATTTCAGTCAATACAAGCAAGATATATCCGGCATTGCTGATCTTGATAAACAATCTGGATTAAATGCAATAGAAGCTAAACGCCATCAAATTGACGCAATGCTTCTAAATGGAGGAAAATACACAATATATCCACACACCGGAGAAAAAATATGGAATCAAACAGATCATAAATATACTTTAGGTATAAACCCTAACGATATAAACGCCAATAATATTTCAGAGATTTTAGATTATACAAAAACATATAATTCTGAGCTTGAGAAATATAAAGAGTTATCTAACGCAATATTAGATGCTTCAGTAAAAACATTGGGCGGTATCGCTCTTACCGAACAAGAAGCTCTAAATCTTATTGCTTTAGAAACAGGTAAAAGACTGGATAATCTAGGGCCATTAAACGAAGAAGCGAGAAAAGAAGTAATAACTGAAACCTATTCTGAATTAAGGGGTAAAAATTATGCCTCTAAGTTGATAAAATCAATATTCAATGCGCTTCCAAAATCAATCAGTAATCTTGTTCCACCTACTGAATTATATGGTCGTGATAAAGCAAGAATAGAAGGAAATGCAAGTGGAACAGAAAATGGAGGTAATGGTGGAAATAGCGCCTATAGCGGAGTAGGCAAGACTTCCGGAACACAACCCAAGATAATCACTATCAATATCCAATCCCTCATTGGAAGTATCAACGTAAACTCAACCAACGAAGAGGATATGGAGACCTTCAAAGAAAAAGTAACGCAAGTAATGATAGACGCAGTAAAGGATTTTGAAATATCATACAGCTAATGGAAAAACTAAGTATCATAGAATCTACGATTAAACCTGAAAATCCAACACCAAGGATATTCGCAAGCGTAGCCAACGAGTTATCGAAAAAAACACTCCCCCCACTTAAACCCAAGGACTACGAGAATCATGCCATAAAAAGGGTATTGGGGGAATTATATAAAGGCAAAGACCCATCATCGGTTCTTACCTATATCCCTCGAATCAATATCATTGATCTAGCTAGAAACCCAAAAGCCTACCTTCAGAAAAAAGCAAGGATCATAGAGCGTATTGTTACTTGGAGGACAAAGCAAGCGGTATTAAGAATGGCCGATGAGATCGTTAACGGCTCCCCAGACTACAAACTTCAAACCAGATACAATCTATTTGACAGGGATAGCAATATCAAGAAACTGGTCGAAGCTAATACCCCAGTCAATTTATTGCAAGAGAAAGGATTGAATGGAACTCCTATCAGGCATTACATACAGCTTCAAATAAAGGATGGAAGTGAAAACTATCAATTCTTCGATGGACATGCGGTTATCAAGCTATCTGAACAAAAAAATATCCTGTTGACCAAGGTACAAGGTCGGGATCTCACACGCAAGGAATATATCTCTGGAGGGGACTATAATATCACCATCACCGGGAAGATAGTCAGTCCCTACCAAGACGTATATCCGACAAAAGAGGTCATGGACTTGATAAAGATATTGAAGCATAAGGACGTGATAACATGTCAATCCCCATATCTCGATATGTTCGAGATTAGCACCATTCTTATACTATCCTACGACCTCCCTCAAGCAATCGGTTTCTCAAACGTACAGAACTATACGATTAACGCCGTGTTTGAGAGAAATACGGAAGCGTTAAAGTTCGAGGAGAAAGAAAAACAGGAGATATTATCCGCAAAGCAGATAATGCAAGAAGAAATCGCCAAACGTGAGGCTTGGTTAGCCGCCAACCCGGAGCAAGTCGTTTCCAAGGCCAGCCTAAAAGATTACCTGCGTAAGTTCAACCCCAAACAATTTATTCAATTACAAAACTGGATATAATGGAAATACATGGCTTAAGCGTACTGAATTGCCTTATCACGATTGGGGACGAAGATCCTAACGACAAACTGAACATCTTAAACAAGATCACTGTCAATGAGGTTGTAAACCTCCAGATCAAAGATTCCTACCAGACCCTTATCAATACAGCCACGGTGGAGTTCACGAGACAGATCACGATCAAATCCTCTTTGAAAGACGAGTTCGGAACCAGAGAGGTCAAGCTTGTAGGTGATAAGGGTAGCTTATTCAAAAGAGGTAAGCGCATCAACATAAAACTCTGTTACGGGATAGACGAAAACCTCAAAACGATGTTCGATGGATATATCACTTCTATCATTTCTGGGAACCCATTCACTCTTGAGTGTGAGGATATGGGATATATATTAAAGCAGACAGCGCTAGATCCGATAAGGACCAGCGCAAAAGGTACCAAGATAAATGAATTTGTACCAACAATACTGAAAGGCACTGGAATAGAGCTTCACCCTAGCACGAAAGAGATGAATATGGAGATAGGTCAGATTGTCTATCCACAAAGTTGTACGGCAGCTGATATATTGAACAGGCTCAAGAAATGGGGTATCATGTGCTATATGAGAAATTATAACGGTATTCCCCATCTCGCTATAGGCAGGACCTTCTTTTCTGTCAACACCTCGGAATCGTTACTGAAAGACATGCCAGATACTCCTTATGATATAGAGTTTGATGAAAACGTGGCAGAGGATAATCTATCCATCCACAAATTAGATCCAGCGCTCATGGCGTTAGAAGCTATCGCCCTTTATCCGGATAACTCCATGTTTAAAGCGACTATCAGAAGAGACCCAAAAGACACATCCAAGTTTCAAGTAGTAAATGAGACAAAGATAAGTAAGAACCAGTTAAAGAACACTTTATTATCAGAATATGACCAAGCCAACAATCTCACAAATAAATACGGTAGCAAGAACACCAAGATTGATCTTTCTGCTTATAACATTCGTACTTTTCATGAATATAACGTCAACCGTGACACTCTTGTCAAGAATGCTCAAGCGGCATTCTCGGAGATTTCCCAGACCGGAATCGATGGAGACCTTACGATCTTCGGTGATTTTGGATTACAAGCCGGATGTAAGGTACGACTAACAGACAATCTCAACCCTGAGAGAAACGGGACTTATGTGGTAAGCGAGGTTATAACGACTTTCGGGGTAAGGGGATATAGGCAAAAATTAAAGATACCATATAAATTAAGCGATAAATAATGGCAGACCAGAACAAACTATCAGAAGTGCTGAGACGGATCGTACAGGCTCCGGAGAATAACTTGATGATATTGCACGGCTTTGTAGCCAAATATACGCCGGGAGATAATGGGGCCATAGGAACCATAGATTTCATCTCCATGGATGGGACGGTAAAGATACCAGAGATTCCATTGAGCGCCATTCCCGGATTAAGCAAGGGTCAGATGATCGTTCCAACAATCAAGTCAGACGTGACAGTATTATGGGCGGTAGGAACCGGCAACGCCTCTATCCTATCCTTCTCCCATATCGATACCCACAATATCATCTCAACCAAGGAAGTCAATATAGGAGTCACCAGCGAAACTCCTAACGATGAGGTTGACTATAACGAGTTGGAGGATGACGGGAACAAGAGCGGAACCTCATATACCAACTCATCAATAACCTCTGCGGTCTCAAATAAGACCGATTCAGCCATCCAAGTCATCACGCCAGACAAGATAACATCAGAGATAGGGTCATCCAAAACAGAGGTCGATAAGGCCCAAATAAAGGAGACCGTGGAAGGATCTTATGAGAAGATAGACTCCTATGGCATAACGCTGGAAGGATCATCTATCAGTATTGGAGAGGGAGCTACTGAACCTGCGGTATTAGGTCAACAATTGGTAACTCTTATGATGAAATTCATAACCGAATGCTCAAAGATAACCACCCCTACCATGCTAGGGACAATGCCAATCATCAACCTAGCCAATTTTCTCTCGTTCCTCTCCGAGTGTAATTCATTTCTATCGCAAACCGTAAAAGTAAAATAATGGAAGAACAAGATTCAAATAAGGGGTTGATCAATATGCCAGACCTGTCTGTCTCTTCGGTTTGCAAAGATCTTTTCGATAATTTCTTCGCCAGTATTAAATCTAGTCAAGACGGAAGGGTAGATATTCCTCTTGACAATCGCATCAAGAATATAGCATATAGCCTAGCCTCACCAATAGCGAACAGTATAGGTACAAGTGAACCTACGGAGCCACAACTAAAT